CCGAACTAGAAAACTTTGAAGTTGATCCTGATGGTGGGTATAGAAGAATAAATGGCTACACTCAGTTTGGTGAAAGTGACGCTGTAAATCCCAATAGCTCTAATAGTATATTAGGGCTTTTTGTTTATGCAGACGGTTTAATTGCTTGTGCAGGAACTAATATTTATTTTAGTTTAGACGGAGAAAGCTGGTTACAAATAAATAAAGCTAGTGTAGCCGGTGGTGGAGATAATTACAGTACATTTACTGGGCGTGGGACAGCAGCTAGAACAGCTCAGGGGCAGGCTACTTTTGCTGTGTTTGAAGGTAATAGTATTTATGGTGAAGTAATTATTACTGACAAAGGTTCAGGTGCTAAACCTGCTCTTTTTAAAATGACAGGCGAAGGAGCATTAAGTACTAGAACTTATTTTTATGAAGAGATTACAGTAACCGGCACTGTTTATCCTAAATACTGTGTGGTTCACGACAAACATTTAGTAGTTGCAGGTGCAGCCACAGCACTTAATACAATATATTATAGCGGCACAAGTGATATAAATAGTTTTTCAAGTACCGGGTCAGGAAGTATTACATTAGACGATCAAGTAGTAGGAATAAAAAGTTTCCGTACTGACTTAATTATCTTTTGTAAAAATAGTATTTATAAGTTATCAAATATAAATGATGCTGATACTATAGCTATATCGCCTATAACAAAGAACGTAGGCTGCTTAGACGGACATAGTATTCAAGAAATAGGTGGTGATTTATTATTCTTGAGTCCTGATGGTTTTCGCTTAGTTGCAGGCACAGATAGAATTGGTGACGTAGAGTTAGGTTCTGTGTCAAGACAGATTCAATCAATAGTATCTAAAGTAGCAAAGTCTATAGGTGATTTTGTTGTTAGTAGTTCAGTACTGAGAAGTAAATCACAGTATAGGTTTTTTTATAGTGAACCTACAGGAAGTACTTCAACAGCTAAAGGTTTAATTGGTACTATAACTCCTAATGGATTTGAGTGGTCTGAGACTATAGGCATACAAGCACATGGTTTTGCATCAGGATTTGATTTTTCAAATATAGAAAAAATATATCATGGAGATAGTGCAGGGTATGTTTATAATCATAATACAGGTAATTCTTTTAATCCCGCAGGTGTGACTACAAATGTAGATGCTAGGTATAAAACACCGAATCTAGATTTTGGAGATGCTGGAACACTCAAGTCTTTACACTACACAAAAATATCTTTTACACCTGAAGGAGCAATACAGCCTACTTTAAAAGTTTCGTATGATTTTGATTCTTTAGACAGACAGCAACCGCCTTTGTATGTTATGGATTTAATACCAACGCCAGCAGTATTTTCGGGTGCTTCTTCTCTTTTTGGAACCGCTGTATTTGGTTCAGCAGGTGATCCAATGGTTAGGTCAGCCGTACAAGGCAGTGGACACAATATTGCTTTTAAAATATTCAGTCAGGATACTAAAGCACCTTATTCAATAAATGGATTCTATATAGACTATAGACCTTCCGGTAGGAGATAACAAAAATGGCTACAAGTTATGTAAGACAAAGCAGTTTTGCAGATGGCGATACAATTACTGCTGCGTTATTTAATGAAGAATTTAATCGTCTTTTAACTGCTTTTTCTTATGCGTCTAGTGGTACTACAGGCCATAGACACGATGGTACAGCAGCAGAAGGCGGCAATATTCACACTATAGGCGATCAAGATTTTTTAAATAAAATATTGACCACAGGTAATACTTGGGAGTTCTATGTAGAAGTTTCTAGTGCCGCAGCAAAACAACTGGTCTTGCAAGACGGAGCATTAGTACCTAACGCCGATAGTGATTTAGACTTAGGAACAAGTAGTATATATTTTAAAGATGCTTACATAGATAGTATTACAACTACTGGAAATGTTGGAGTAGGTGGAAACCTTACTGTAACAGGAACAACCACATTTAATGGCGGCACAATTACACTAGGTGATGCGGCTGCTGATAATGTAGTTTTTGGAGCAGATGTTAATAGCTCTATTATACCTAATACAGATGATACTTATGATCTAGGTTCTGCAAGCCAACAATGGCGTAATGTATATGTTGACGGTACAGTGTTTGCAGATGTCCTAGATTTAGCAGGTACAGCTATTACTTCTACGGCTGCTGAACTCAATATTCTGGATGGTGTTACAAGTACTGCCGCTGAATTAAACATCCTTGATGGCGTTACAAGTACTGCTGCTGAACTTAACGCTTTAGACGGAATCACAGCAGTTGTAGGAGAACTCAACGCTCTTGATATTGGCGCAACCGCAGTAGGAACGGCAGTAGCTTCTAAAGCAGTTATTTTAGATTCTAGTAAAGACTACACAGGTATACGCAACCTTACTATTTCTGGCGAACTAGACGCAGCTACCTTAGACGTTAGCGGAGCAATAGACATTGCAGGTAATTCTGTTTTAGCTTCTGTTGATGTTACAGGTTTAGCTACAGCCTCCACCTTTGAACCAGACGGCGATACTTCCGCAGGTGATAATGCTGCAATAGGTTACGCTGCCGCAGACGGTCTTGTTCTTACAGGACAAGGTAGTACAGGCGATGTAACTATTAGGAATGATGCTGACGCATTGGTCGCTCATGTACCAACAGGTACAAATGGCGTTACCTTTGCAGGTGATGTTATAGTTCCTGATGGTGATTTAATATTAGGCAGTACTGCTGTTACAAGCACCGCAGCGGAACTTAACATCTTAGACGGTAAAAGTTTCCTAGACGAAGACAACTTAGCCTCTGATAGTGCTACTGCTATAGCTTCTCAACAATCTATCAAAGCTTATGTAGATGCTGAAGCAGGTGGTGCTGGAACCATGTCTAGCTTTATTTTAGAGGATGATGATGGAACAGAAGTTTCTATCTCGGATGCTGAAGAAGTAAAGTTTATAGGTTCAGGTATAACTACAAACTGGACAGACACAACTCCCGGCTCAGATGGCGATCCTTTTGATTTAACATTTACAGTAGACGCAGCACAGACAGGTATTACTTCTATTCATGCTACTGATTTAATAATAGGTGAGGATGCTCAAACTGCTATTGATTTTGGAACAGCTAACGAAATTGATTTTAAAGTAGATAACGCAGCAAGACTAACCTTAACAACAGGAGCTTTATATCCTGTAACCGACAATCAGATAGATTTAGGCACATCCTCTCTAGAATTTAAAGATGCCTTCTTTGATGGGACAGTTACAGCAGATGCCTTTGCAGGGCCACTGACAGGCAACGTAACAGGTAACGCATCTGGTACAGCACTAACAGTAACACAGGCTGCTCAAACTGCTATTACTACTGTAGGAACTCTAACAACTTTAACAGTTGATACTGTTATTATAAATGGGTCTACTATAGGCCATACTGACGATACAGATTTAATAACAGTAGCGGATGGAATTGTTACAGTAGCGGGAGAAGTTTCTTTGACTACTCTTGATATTGGAGGTACTAATGTAACTAGTACCGCAGCAGAGCTTAACGCTTTAGATGGTATTACTGCTGTAGTAGGAGAACTTAATGCTCTTGATATCGGTTCAACAGCCGTTGGTACAGCAGTAGCCTCTAAAGCAATTATACTTGATTCTAATAAAGATTACACGGGCGTAAGAAACTTTACTGTATCAGGAGAACTTGATGCTGCTACTGGTGATTTTTCTGGTGCTGTAGATATTGCGGGAACAACAAATCTTGATGCTGTAGATATTGATGGTGCTGTACAAATAGATGGTACAGTAACCGTTGGTGTTGATGACACAGGATTAGATGTTAAATTCTTCGGTGCTTCAGCCGGGGCATATTTGGAATGGGATGAAAGTGCAGACCAACTTAGAATTATGGGCGCATCAGCAGATGCTACTACTAGTACGGGTAAACTTCTTTTAGCTACATCTCTAACAAATATTAATGCAAATGACGTAATAGGAAAAGTAGACTTTCAAGCTCCGCATGAAGCTGGGGGGACAGACGCTATTACCGTTGCTGCTTCTATTCAAGCTCATGCCCAAGCTACATTTAGTTCTTCTGTTAATGCAACAGATTTACTATTTTATACAGGACATTCAGAAGCAGCCACAGAAAAGTTTAGATTTACCTCTCAAGGAGAGCTTGGTGTTGGAGGAGCTAACTACGGTACGGATGGTCAAGTATTAACATCTGCCGGTGCGGGAGCTGCTCCTGCATGGGAAGATGCGGGTGGTGGTGGTGGTGGATTACTTAGAATTATAAGATTTACTTCAGCAGCAAGTGGCACTTATTCAATAGGAACTGATACTGTTGCTATATTAATCACGAGCGTGGCTGGTGGCGGCGGCGGGGCTAATGGAGGCTCTGCTGGGGTTACTGGCGGTGGTGGGTCAGGTGGGGGCGTTGCCCAGCTTTATATCGCATCAGCAGATTCAACTTATGCGTATGTTGTTGGGGCAGGAGGGGCAAGAGGCACTTCTGGGGCTAATGGCGCTGCGACAACTATCGCTGGTATTGCAAGCGGTGGAGGCACTGGAGGTGTTAGAACTAATAATAGTGGAGCAAAAGCTGGAACCGCGCCTACTGGTGGCGATGTAAATGGAGCAGGTAATAGCAGCGCTACCTCCACCACTGCGGGAGGAGGGGTAGGTGGAGCTGGTGTGTATTTTGGGTTTGGAGCTGGTGGATCTGGTGGCGCTTCCGATGAGAACGGAACAGCCGGCGGTGCGGGCTATATTGAAATAAGGGAGTATTCATAATGAAAGCGGCTAGAATTGAAAACGGCCTAGTAGCCGACTTGTGGGAAGTTTCTTCGCTTACAGTGTATGAGGGAGTTACTTTAATTGAAGCACCTAATGATGTGAGTATTGGGTGGTTATATGATGGGGCTGTATTTACTGCTCCTGCTGACACAAGAACAGATGAAGAGATTGCATCAGAGGCTCGCGTAAAGCGAGATTCACTACTAGCAGTAACAGACTTTCACGGTCTTACAGATAACACCATGACCGTAGAGATGACAACCTACCGACAGGCTTTGAGGGATATATCGGAACAGGGAGATTTCCCAAACACTATAACTTGGCCTACTGAGCCTAGTTAAAATCGTATGTTATTTGAAATACTTATAGCCATACTAATAATTTTCTTATCTTTTGTAATTATAACATGTTTTGGAATATTAATTATAGGATTAATATTTGATTGGAAAGAACTACTAGAACGTAGAAGGAAAAAATAATTATGGATAACAATGTCATAACATTGCCAAGCAAAAACCCTGATCTTATATTAGAAAAAGCATCAGAAGAACTAAGTGCATGTGTTATAAAATGTTCAGAAGACGGACTACCTTTAGAGTCCCTAATAGGTCTTCTGGACATTTTTAAAACTAGCTTGACTCTTGAATTAATAAGCCCAGAGGAAGAAGACTAATATGGCAACTAAAAAAATAGACAAGAAAAAGATGGCTTGTAATAAGCCAAAGCGTACACCTAGTCACGCTAAAAAATCCCATGTGGTTAAAGCATGTGCAGACGGTAAACAAAAAATAATACGCTTCGGAGAACAAGGAGCAAGCACAGCAGGTAAACCAAAGGCAGGAGAGTCTGCAAAGATGAAAGCAAAACGAAAAAGTTTCAAGGCCCGACATGGTAAGAATATTAAAAAAGGTAAAATGAGTGCAGCTTATTGGGCTGATAAGGTCAAGTGGTAGTGGAGTACATATTATGACTGAAGCAGAAATAAAACTAGTTATACAAGAGGCCGCTAAAGAAGGCGCAAAACAGGCTCTTAAAGAAATAGGTCTTTC